CTATTCTCCTTTCAGTGCCGCTACTTCGGCTTGTAACGTTTCTATTAGAGCTTGTTGCTCTTGCACCGCCTTTACTAAAACGCTAACAAAACGCTTGTAGTCAACAGTTAGTGGGTTGCCTTCATCATCTAAGCCAACAAGTTCTGGCACTACCTCTACGACTTCTTCCGCTATCAAACCAACGTCTGTGCGCCCACCATCTTTGTACTCAAATATTCTTGATTGCAAAGCATTTACCGCTGCTAAACCATAAGTTGTATTGTCTCGAATGTTTGTTTTGAACTGCTGAGATGAAGTGTCGTAAAGGACAGTGTTGTTGCTAGTGTCGTACCTCATGTCAGCATTGCCTGATCCAGCAGCAATACCCATGCTTACGCCAGTATTTGAGATCCTCATGCGCTCGACAGAACTTTCGTTATCTATTGTGTTAAACGCCATGTAGGAATCAATGGTTGAGGCTGTGGCTGTCCAATTTTGCTGCTTGGCAACAGTTATAGCTGCCGCTTCAAAATCAACATCACTGCCATCGCGGTTGAGAGAGAACACTTGTTTAACCGCTGAATTTGCTACTTGACCGCTATTTCTAAGTCTTAAAGCAGTAACAGTACCAGATGAAGTGGTTTGCGCATCAATCAGGACGGAACTGGGTTGGCGACCAATGCCAATTGCATTATTGCCAGCATCAACAAAAAACATAAACGCAAGGCCGGTGCTTTCTACCCTAAAATTGTAATCGGCCCCCGATTCGTTAATAACTGCTTCATCACTCAAAAGGAATCGTTCTACTCCACCTGTCAAAAACTGCATAGTACCGCCGCCCGTGGTGGCAGTAGAGAAACCTAAATTATCAGCGTCAGCAAAGATTCGTGGGTTTTCAGCTTCACTAGCATTGTTACTCAATGAAATCTGCCCACCATTTGCACCATTCGTAACTTGCAATAGTTGTCTGCTACCTCCCGGCGTGAAAGTTGGTACAACGCCAATACCAGCGTTTCCATTATCTGCAATCACTAACGCACCTGCCGTAGTGTTTGTGCCGAGCTTCAAATTGCCCGTAGAGTCTTCTAACTCCATCACAAACGCATCTTTGTTTGCGGTTTGCATTCGCAGTTTGTTGTCGCCGCTGGCTACTTTGAGGTGCAGAGGAAGACCGCCGGGGGAGTTAGTCCCGATTCCCACTCTGCCTGTAGGCCCGTCAATCCGCATTATTTCAGTATTGTTAGCGCCAAAAATTACGTCATCGTTTTCGTAATTCCAAATATAAAACTCGTTTGAGTCCACTTGCAGCAATGCGCCATCAGTGCTGCCTGATCCAGTTGCGCTATTTTTTATGCGAATAGATGTTGTTGAAGACCCAGTGTTTGCTGTTATGTCGCCGCCAAAGGTAGCTCCTGCGTTAAAAGTAGCCGCACCCGCCGCTGACATATCAATGCTGAGTGGCGTAATGCCTGAGCTTCCATCTGTGCCAGTAATTTTGAAAAGTTTGTCTGCGGTTTCAACATGAAGACTTAAATCTCCGCTGTTGTTCATCAAGAAGTTTCCGTACTGAGTGCTCCCATCACTAAAAACTACTTGACCACCATCAGCATTCAGAACGATGTTACCCGCCACATCCAGTGTGAGGTTTCCAGAAGACAGATCAATCTCTGTTCCATCAATCGTAATGTTGTCTACAACTACGCCAGCGTTAGCAGTGACTACGCCGCCAACAGCCAGTGTTCCAGAAACGTCTGCATTACCATTAAAATCTAAAGCCGTAGCAGTCAGGTCAATCTCATCAGTCGCGCCAAGCGCCAAGACCGTAGCACTGGAGCCTTGTATAAACTGGCTCGCGTCGTTAAACATTATTTTGTTGGTGCTGTTAAGCGTCAGGCCAGATCCGTCTGTGTGCGTGAGCGTCGTATCATTATCTGCGCCAAAACCCAGTACAGCAGAATCACTGTCTAGTTTTAGGTCGTTACTTACAGTGACAGCGGTAGATGCGTTAAGGTCAATAGTTGCCTCACCATCGACTCTAAGAACACCGTCACTAGATTGTTGTACAAAAGAAGCTACGTCGCCAAAAGTTAGTTTATTGGTGCTGTTAAGAGTAAGGCCCGTTCCATCTGTGTGCGTAAGGGTCGTGTCGCCATCTGCGCCGAAGGTAATGACTGCGCTGTCGGAGGTGAACGTCAGGTCATCGTCAATAAACAGGTCTGGGATCGACAGGTCTTGAAAGGCATCAACCATCGCACCGCCAGAACCAGCACCGTCAGAGTAGATAGCCTTGGTCTGACCATTCGGGACTGTGATCGTAGCCCCACTGCCTTGCTTGATAATGATCGTCTGTGAGCCGCTGGTTGCGTTCTCTATGAGCCAGAGCTTGGAGACGGTATTCGGGCCTATAGTTATGGTGCAAGCAGAATCGAGTGTGCCAGTGTATTTAAGGAAAATACTCCTACCGGGATCAGTAGAACCATCAGCGATAGTAGTAGTATGAGTATCAGCGTTCGTCGTGATTGCTTCTGTGCCAAAGCTAAATGCCTCTGCAATTAATTCAAGGTTGGTATTTGTACTTGTTCCCCAAGTTCCCGCCTCATCTCCAGTGGCGATTTCCTTCAGCCGAAGGTCATTTACATAAGTTGCCATTTACTTTCTCCGGCTCTTTGACTTCTTCTTTTCCATAGAAGCCACATGTTTTTTTAACATCTCAGCTTGTTGTTTGTGAGACTTAGATGCCTTTTCCAAACCTTTAATTACCTTTTTAACTCTTTGTACCATTAGGCAACCTCTTCCCAGTTAGGTGTTTGGCTATCATCAACAACCGTCCAATTAGGCGTTTGGCTAGTTGATATTGTTGAATAACTTGGCGTTTGATCCCTATCCACAAGCCCCCAAACATTTGACGGGCCAATCGCTCCGGTAGCACTAACGCCAGTAGGCACAATGTTAGCATCAGCTGCCGTAGTGACAGAACCCACGCTACCTGTTGCCGACACTCCTGTAACTGAAGTGCTAGCTTTTGCTTCAACTGTAACACTGCCAACAGCACCCGTTCCTGCAACTCCTGTAAGCGCAACATTAGCTTCTGCATCGGTTGTAACGGTGCCAACCGCAGATGTTCCAGAAACGCCTGTGACAGTGGTATTTGCTTCTGCATCGACTGTTGCTGTTCCAACAGCGCCCGTTCCTGCATTGCCTGTGACAGGAAGGGTATTGTTTGTAACAAGCGATATACTGCCAAGCCCACTTGTACCCGCAACTCCTGTAACGGAAGTATTTGCTTCGGCATCAACCGTTGGAATTGTAACGGCACCTGTGCCAACAACTCCTGTGACCGATGCATTAGCCTCTGCATCAACTGTGACTGTACCAACGGCTCCGGTTGCAGCAAGACCTGTGACATCAACAACGTCGGGCGTACCCCACGCATCTTCGCCCCAAGTGCCTCTACCCCATCCATTAATATTTGCCACACATTAAATCCTATTGATTATGACTTTGATCTTTCTGTTGTTTTATCCACTCTAAGTATTCTTTTAAAGTCATTTGTCTCTGTTGAGATTGTTGCGCCACAACATACTAGGCGATTCTTATTATCGCATTTGATGCATCAGCCGTTGGAAACTGAACCGTAAAATCTCCTGCTGTGCTAGTTTTATCGCCACCAAAGTCAAGCGCACATACCGCTGGATCACCAGATGCAGAGTCATTAAATATAAGACATCCACGTGCAGTAACTGTTGCATTTGAAAATGTCAGGTCTGCAAAGTCTGTGAACGCTGTGGTGCTTGATGTTGTTGGATCTACACGAGTTAACGCTGCGCCTTTAGCTGTATAGTTTGTTCCACTAACTTCATTAGAAGTTGTGTACGCAGTTGTGCTTGCACTCAAACTTGCAGAGCTTGTGTAAAGCGCCAAATTAAAGGTGCTACCCCCAGAGTTTTTAAAGTTATGAACCGCTTCAAGCAACTCTTTCTTGAAACTTGTACACATAGCTGTCGTAATAGCCATTATAGCCTCCTAATTATTTCAGCCATCTCGCTTTGGCCTTGTTTTTCAAGTTCACCACACAACGTAGTTCTGTCGCTTTTTAAAGCTTCCTTCATGTAATACGTTACACAGTTTAACACACTCTGTTTAAACGCTTCTGCTTGTTGAGCAATAACAGGGTGAGACTCATTGCCAACACTGACAATTCGATTTGTGGCTGTTTCGGCCCAAAACTCTACGTCATGTCCCTTATTTGATGTTGTTACTACATCAAATGCGCCCACACTTAATTCAATAGATGATGACATTACTTGGTACTAATGCTTGCCTGACCAGTTCGGTAGGCATCTGTTCTGTTAAAGCCTTCACCTTCTTTCTTTAACTGGCCAACAGCAATCTCAAACTGTTGTTGATATTGTTGAATAATGTCTGGCTCACCTTTCATGAATATATATGCTTGAACAAGACTTCCATACAACAACGCATTGGTTGCATTGTCGCCTAACCAGCTAGTACCTGTAGCTGCGTCTACTATTGATTGTGGCAAAAAGGAATAGTGCAGTTCTGCGGTAAAATTGCCATTAGGTGTAGGAGCAACTAAAAAAGTTTCATCATCAAATATTGAGTAATACTTTGGCACCCCAGTAGCTGTGCTATCAGGAAACGCTTCTCTAATAAAATTAACGTCTTTGAATATCAAAAACTCATATCCAGAGTTATTGATTGATAAAGAATATGGATACAAAAAGTCGCTAGGAGTAGCAAGATACTGATTACTTTGCGTTAACGTGCCTGTGACATTTTTTCTAAAGTCTGGCAACTGGATAGAACGAAGCAATTGCTCTTCGGTTGTTTTAACAAATACAGGTATATTTGAAACAAAAGTTGTTTCTGTGTTTTCTGTATAGTCTTTAATTGCCTGAGTAAGGGTTGTGTATGTCCAAGCCATTAGCCTATCACCACTGTAACTGTTCCGACTTCACCAGCAATATCTAATCCTACTGTCCTAGAGCCAAGCTCTGTAATGCCACCACCTACTGGATCAAACGATCCTAGCCTTCTGCTAGCACTAATTGCATTATCTGGTCTTGGGTTTCTAAGCGCTTGAGGGTCAGACATATTCATGCGACCAAGCTCATACTGAGGGTTATCTTTATCTAAAACGTCGTAACCAACTCTAAAGCCTGTATCACGGCCATCACGAATTAATGGCACTAGATCTCTAAGCTTGTATCGAAATCCAGTTACATCACAAAATCCAAAAGCATATTTCCCCCTAGCATAAATACTCAATATCTATACCCTCCGGGAACAAAATATAATGATGACTTTTCCCTATCTGCATCAGAAGCCAACCGCCACTCATCTTCATATAATTGCTTTAGCAGCGTAATCCTTGATGCAAGCTCTGGTTTTTTTAGACTTATCTGATATGCAAGACCTGCAACTAAACATGGCAGGTATCTTGATGGAACTTCTGGATTAGTAGATCCTGTTGATCCAGCGTCAGCTATGCGTTCCATATAGTAAAACGTCAAAACATACGGCTCTGTAGAATCTGGTACAGGCCATAAATTAATAGCATTACCGCTATCTGTTTTTTCAAGCCAAAATTGCAATGGCTTTGAACTAGTCAACTTATTTGTCAGATGCGAATACTGCTTGACCGAAATGCGGGTAAGCATTTGATCTACTTGTGTTGATGAATTACCTGAGTTTGTCCGTATAAACGCCTCAACAATATCAAGTATCTTTCCATCTAAAGCATATCGTGAAGTCCCAGCAGTTAATGACTGCGTTCCTTCTTTGATCGTCCATAAATTAAGCCCACGATTCTGCCACTCAAGAAACATGAGGTTAAGGCTGCGACGAGCAGTACGATAATCGTATCCGCTTTTTAACTCAGATCCCGCTCGCTCAAAAGCTTCCTCTATTGCGTCTCCGAGATCTAAGTTAAATGCATAAGTTGACATTCACTGCTACTTCTTTTTAACAGCTTTTCTAACAGACTTTCCAGCTTTCATGCCCGTAGGACGCTTTTTCATAACGCCTTTCTTAGCCATCCCGCCGCCGCCCATTTTCTTAGGACGCTTCTTCATAACACCCTTCTTTTTCATTCCAGCCATTTGGAACCTCCTTCAGGTTTTGATAAAACTTCTCTCTTAGCAAAAATACATGATTAGGCTCGCCCGACCCAAAGGTGTACGAATAATAATCTGTATTTTTTAACTTGTTTGCAGACTCCTGCAAGTGATCAAGCCTTTGAACATACAACATTGCGTAATCGTAATCATTGTGTTGAACAAAGCCTCCATCATCATTACTTTCATTGTTACTATCATCATCTGGATGTGATGACATAACCCAAACATTCACATCATCATATGCTCCATAACCAATAGAGTAATTTATTGCCTCTATTCTTTGATGGAACATATGAACATCTTGCTCATAATCCAAATCAACAACTATTGTAATGTCATAGTCATCGTCAAAATTTTCTATCGCATCATAAACAACGGCAAAACTTTCACTGTGTTTAAACGCTATTTTAACTTTATTATCCTGCCATGTCTTTTTTGCGTATGGACACCCTGATAATCCGTTAATCTCTTTTATTGGCTGCTCTAAAGCACTCTTAGACCAAGATCTAATCTCTTGCCTTATAGAAGCTTCTATATCTTCTTTATTAAGGCTTTCTAGCTGCGCCATATCCACGACGATCCATTTGATGCACAACGCCTTTACGAGGCTCTGTGTGGTACTTAACCATGCCTCCATCTTTCATTTTGCCAATGCCATCAGCAGCAAACTCAGGAACCATTTTGCCGTCTTTTTCAACCATCGGCATTTTGCTTTCTTTCATCCAACTACCCTCATTTCCCTACAAAGACTTTTAGCCATAGTTTTCAATGACTCTACAGGGGTATTTAAAAATTGCTCAAGTAACATTTTGTGAGCAAGCGGAATAACAGAATATGTTTCAAAAATCACATATCGTTCTTCGTGATCCAACGAAATACGAATCCTTATTAAGTCTTTTGGATCTGTAAATGAATGAAAACATTCAAGTATTTTTTGATCAAATTGATTCAATAGATTTATCCGTAATGTTTAATCACACTCAAACAGACGTTATAGACATCGCCGCTGCTATGAGCAACCGTAGTAAACATAATGTCGCCGGTAACTCCGGTGCCAGCATTATTTGGAATACCACTAAATTCGCTAAAATCTAATTCGTCTGAGTAATCTGCATTCAACTGCCATGCTAAAACATCAGTGTCTGCATCGAACAATATCTTTACACCCATACCAATGTTGGTGTACCAAATCTTTTCAATTGTTACTTTTGAACATGCGGCACCAGATACTGGGTCTACTGAAAGAGCAGATACATCTATCTTCTTTACAGCAGCCTCGCCAGTACCGTCGCTTACATTTGTAAAACGGAAGATAGCCTTTCGGGGGCCATCTTGAATCGTTTGTGAAGCTACTGCATCAGCCATATTTTTCTCCTAACAAAGGGGCGTAAACCGCCCCATGCGTTATAACAGGTTACTGATCGGCGAATGCAGGTGCAGTGGTACTCGTAACATTTCCAAAGATCTGATAATTAGTTGTATCCAGACCCAAGATAGTTATATCGAATCCAGCAGGAACATTCAGTTGAATGCTGCTATTTGAGTTACCATCAGAAAATACGCTGCTTACCTCATTACCATCAGTGTCTAAAAAGGTAACGCCGCCAATATAAAAATTGCTATTGCCGGGAGTAATAATTAGCGCATCTGTTGCATCCGCCGCACCGCCAGCGTAAACAAAGCGGTAAAAAATACCCGCAGTAGGGGCTGGCAAAACATAGGTGCTATCTTGTGTATTATTACCAACAAGATTAATGCGACCTGCATTTGTAGCAGCAGTAAGGGTAGTTGATGCGGCATCAGCAAGCGATACAGGGGTTACCTGCATACCAGAGCCATCGAGCGTAAAGGACGTTGTAATTGCGCCAGTGCTGCTATTTTTTGAAACGACTGCGAAGCCGTTCTCCGAGCGAACTGAACCGTTGAAGGTTGTATTAGCCATGTGGTTCTCCTGTCTTGGCTAGTGTCTAATGTTTCACGTGAAACAATTAGTCAGGATAAAAAAAGGACTACCCAAGTATAACCTGAGTAGTCCTTAAAAGCTCTAGCTAGAGCCGGGTGATCCGAAAATTCCAAGTGGATCAGAAACGCCGAAACTGTAGCGTTCACGCGCTTTATAACGCACGTTACCAGTATCGAAGTCACCGTCCATAGAGTTTTCTAATGCTGCCCGTTCAAAGTGCTTCATGCCATTTGGAACGTCAGTAATCAAGAACCACGCATTTGTATCTGTGAGGTAATGATTTACTGAGTAGCCTTCTGGAATGCTGCCATTTGTATAGATAGCGTTCAGATCATTGTCTGCCGTACCAACACGGCCTTCGGTTTGAAGGATGCGGGTTGCGGTAAACATCAACGCAGGTGGAACAATCAACTTTCGAGGACGGGCTGCAATCAGCAATCCACGCTCGTCAGTCCATCCTGCAATAGCAATGATAGCTGCCTCTAAAGAAGTTTCGTTCAAGTCAGCCGCCGTCGCAGGACGATTGCTGTTCTTGCCACCACTTACGAGAGGGTGTCCATCACCACCAGTTACGCCATCGCCAGAAGCAGTAAACAAGTTTACGCCGTCACCCGATTGGAATGAGTTTGTAAAACCATTGTTTAATGGCTGTGCAGCTTTGACCTGCTTGGTGTATGCCATAGCTCGTGCTAACGCCTTGGTGTAACGAGCAGAAAGAGAATCGTAAAGATTGTCTTCCATCGCTTCCTCGGTGATCGCAAAACCCATAGCCACTGTTTCGTGATTAAAGCGAGCAGTAAACGACTCTTGTGCAGCATCATATGTGATGCTTTCACCTTCGCCTTTTGTTGGTGCTGCGCCAAAGCCACTTAGCTTGACTTCTTCCTCAAACGAACGATCAGAAGATTCTGTGTCGTAAATTTGAGTATGTTCATCTTCGTACTTTGTGTACTCCAAACCGAATAGGGCATTAAGCCCCGGCAGGAGTTCTTTAAGCATTTGCGCTCTTGAAATTGCCATTGCTTAGTTCTCCTTAAACGCCGGTTGTGTTTCTGTACGCATGGCCAACATTAAAAATGAAGAGTGCGTCCGTGAATGCATCACCAATAGTGCTGTCTGGCCCATCGTAAAAATCATAGATTCGCAATGGAAGCGTATTGGTAGTTGCGGTTGAATCGGCATCAACAGCATTTTTACTGTTACCGATAGAGGTTGTTCCAGCAGTTTGAATAACATCAAAGTTAGATCCAAGTGCTGTTTGAGCAATAGCGCCATCTGCTTGCATCAAGAAAACCACATCAGGATCACTTAATACATATGCGAAAGCATCTGTTGCAACAGTTGACGCTGGCCAAAATTGGCTGAAAGTCATCTGCTTAGTAGTAGGGTCTGTATATTTACAGCCCATAAAAATGCCAACAGTAGTTAGCGTGGCAGTACCTGTATCTTTTTCGATAGTACCTCCAGCAACCATTTTGACAAAATCGCCATTAAATATGGTTGTGCCATATTCAGAAGCGATGCTTAGGTGTTGAACCTTTCCGTTGAAAGATCCACTAGCACTTGTAGTGCTAACTGGTCTTGCCCCATGAGGCGCGGCTGTAGTAGCCATAATTGAGTTCTCCTAACAAATAAAAATAAGTTGTTATTTACCAAAACTACTTACGCGAGTCTTTCGATCAGGTCGGAGCATAGGCATCCGTGGATCATTTTCTCGCATGTAAGATTGGTCAACACTTTCCATTTGTTGCGCTGCAACTCCCTCGTAATGACGCTGGCGCGAATCCGCAACTTCCTGTGGAGCCTTACACAATAACTGACCGCCAATTTCGACACATCCGGGAAACTGAGAGTTATGATCAGGCATAACTTCTAGCTCTGGGTGGTCTTCAAGCTTCACTGGCTCCCATCCTTCTCTAAAGCGCATAGATACATTAGTTGCATCTGATTGCCCTACCATAGATGTACGAATCCATCTAAACGCCCATCCCGGTTGTGGGATTGGATCTGGTAACAGATTAGGTGGTGTCCACTGCTGCTCTCTAGCTGTGTTATCTCTCGACTCCAATTCTCTTGGTTCTCTTGTTTCGCTCATTACGACATCCTCTGTTTCTGGGCAGCATATTGCTGCGGGGTAATTCCGAGTTTCTTGATAAGCTGGATTTCCGAGCTACTCAATTTAACTTGTGTTTTCTTACCACCACTTCGTTGCGCTGGTGCAACTGGTGAAGATGATGTCCTTGCTTGAGAAGCAGTGCCTTCATCTTTTGTTTCTACACCAAAAGCTGATGGAAATGAATCCCTCAAAGCTTTATCAATAGCTCCAAAATACTCAGGAGAGTTTCTTTCGACACCCCTTTTCACTAACATCTCGTCAAGCCCATAAGCAAATCCTGTGACTGCTTCGTTTCCGGGCGCTCCAAACCAAGTGTTTTGCCCCAGCCATCCCTGCAATCGCGGGTCAAGCTGTTGCTGTTGCGGTGGCTGTCCCACCGTATTAGCAGGGGGTTGCTGTTGTCCCTGCGCCTGTGGCTGCATTTGAGGCTGATAGTTCTGTATATAAGCTCTATCTGCCTGTATTTGCGCAAGCTGTTCTTGCGCCTCAACCATAGAATCTGTATCGCCCTCTTCATGGGCTTGCTTGTACCTTTGCTTCGCAGCCGTTAATTCGGCTTCAGTGCGATTCTGTACACTCTGAAGCAATGCTTGTTCGCTTTGGCCTACAAGTCCTTGTAAGCGCTGAACCTCTGTTTGGGTTCCTTGTGCAAACTGCACAGCCTCATCTCTTAATCTTTGCGCAGCTTCTTTCTCTCTGCGCTGTTGATGATACTCGTATTTTAACCTGTTTAAACGCTTTTTAACACGCTCATCTTGAACGTCAATCTCTTCATCAATGTTAAACGGTTCAACATCAGATCTTACAGGGCGACGATCTTCTTCTGGAGTATCGTCTACCTCAATGATTTCTATATCATCGGGTTCTGGTAATGCTACTTCTTCAGACACGGCTTATACCTCTTGGATCTTGTACTACGGCTTCGGGTGTATCATCGTTAATCAAACGGAATTCTTTGCCATGAATTTTTATTCTGGTTCCGCTATACGCCCTCATTAAGATAAAGTCTCCCTCTTTGCACCAAGGCCCATTAGGAAATCGTTTTGTATCTTTATAACAGTCTGGCCCCATTGCAATAACAAACCCTACCATCGAAGCAGTTTCTTCGATTTCTAGCGTTGTCCTTGCTTTTATAATGCCGCCTTCTGTTTTTTCCTCTATCTCCGGTAATCCAATAAGGATGTGGTATCCAGTAGGCACTGGAAGTTGACTAGCTTTTTCTGTATCTGCTTTGTCTTCTTCAGCGCCAATGGACGTTAAGTCCACTTCTGCTGCTGTCATTTTTTCACTCTCTGCAACACTTAAAGGGAAGTGTAGTACCCGCGCATCCTGATGATGCTAAATCTCTGTAAAGGTCTTATCTGCTACCTCTCTTATTTCTCTAGCAGCCATTTGTAATCCTTCTAGCTGCCCTCTAAACAATTTGTAGTCTTCAATAGACTCAACTGATCCTGCAATCAGCTTTTCTTTACAATGCGACTCAAGGTCGTTTAAACGCGACAATATCAAATCAATAAACTGCGGGTCAATAAAATCACCCATTGCGTTTTGGGTTCATAATCTGATCTGCAAGCTTGCGACCTATTTCAGCGCCTTTGCTTTTTTCTAAAAGATTAGCTCGCTCAATTGCAGCATCTCGATCATTAGTTTTATCAACAATCCTTGCGCCAAGCTCTGCGCCAGCAATCTTAGCCTTAGCATCAAGCTCCGCTTGGGTAATCCTTTCTTCACTGTTGATCTTTAACTGAAGCTCGCTCATATCTTGCTCAAGCTTCATTCGCTCTAATTGATCTCTCATTTCTGCTTTACGAGCATCAAGCGCCAGTTTTTCTTGCGCTGTTGCAACTCGTTGCGCATCTGATTGCGCTTTAGCCATGGCAGTCTGCTCTTCAATTTGAAGTTCTTTTTGCTTCAACTGCAAGATTGGATCATTAGCTTGCGCAGCTTGCTGTTGTTGTTGAGCTTCAGCTTGTCCCTTTTGCAACAACTGTTCTGCTGCTTGCGCAACAAGTGATGACAACTTAGCTTCAATTTCAGGCGGCAACTCTGTTTCGGCAGAAGGAAGATCTAAACCAAGTTCTTTCTGAATCTCTACTCTGTACTGGAACGCTAAGTGTTCTGCAATATGTGCAGACACTGCGGCTTGAATAGCTTGTTGATTCGGAGCTTGTGCCATAAGTTCCATGATTCTTGGATCTTGCATTGCTGCCATATGCGTCTTGATATGCGCTTCGTGATCTTGATAGGCAAAAGCCTTTACTGGCTCTCCATTTATAAAATCCATATTTTCTGTAACTGGATCTTTAGGAGAAAGGTCATCTGTTTCTGGAACAAGTGTTTCTGGATCTCTTATTCCTAATGCCTCAAGCATTTGTCTATGCAGCGCTGGCAAATCATAAAGTTGTGGCGATTGTTGCGCCAACTGCATAGCCGCCTGATATTGCATAATCCGTTGCGACATAGTGGCAGCATTTGGATTTGCTACAGGAACTACGTCTATCTGGTCATTAAAGTCTTTTTGAATGTCCTGCTTTTCACCATACGGCTGATATGGGTATTCGCTTGGCCCAAAGTCTTTAACAATATTTGTAACAAGCCTTAGCTCGT